ATATGACCAACAAGACCCGGTAACCCCTCTTCAGGGTTGTGGACTGCTACATGAGTATCATCAGGTGGTTGAAGGAAATTTTCAGACATCTGATTTTAGTAGTCGCGTTCTTCAGCCATTTTCATCACTGAAGGATCAACTGCTTTTTTTGTCATCTTCTTTGGCATGTCTTCAGTCAAAACACCTTGCTTTGCTTTGGTGTCGAACTCAAGACCTTCCCGATACAGTTTGTTGCAGCCCATCATGTCATCAACGCCAGTCTTGTCGCTGTTCATAATGTAGGCTGGACCCATATTCATGTTCATGATTTAGTCTCCCAATTTATGGTGTGTAGGAAATGAAGCCTGTTGCTTCGGTGCCAGAACGAGAAGCTTCTCTCGCTTGGCTCAATCTTTCTTGGTTAGAAAGAAAAGAGGTTGGTACATTTTGTACAGCATCTGGAATGCGTACAGGTGCAGCAGATGTTTGATCAGTAAATAGTTCTGGTTGATCAGCCATAATCCGTTCAATAGGACGGGCAGAACCGGGATCTGATACCGGAGAAGCCATAGATTGCCCCGCCGCAATAACATCGCTAGGTGCAACTGGAAGAAACTCTGTAGCCCCCGCTACCGCCCCTGCCGTTTTTGCAACAGGACTAGGTAGACCTAACGCCTCTGCTTGTTGCGTCACTGCACTGTACGTCTGTTCTGCAGCAATAGCAGCACCAGCATAAGGAATTGCAGCAATACCCTTCTTAACTGGAGGTGGAACCTTGCTATACATATCCCCGATAAATTTTAGGGTGTCCTTATATCGTGCAGTGCTATCTGCAGCAGCCTGTGCAGCTTTTTCTTCTTTCTTTAGCAGACGTGCTTCGCTCAGTTTAGCTTCTGCTTCTGCAACCGTTGAAGCGTTTTCACCCCGACGGATTATAGCTTCATCTCTAGATTCTAATTTTTGCTGTGCAGCTAGTTCGGCTGTGGCTGCAGCCTCTGCAGTCTTTGCTGCCCGAAGCTGTTCGCCCTGTGCAATCTCTTCGGGTGTCGCTACTCTAGTATCTACAGGTGCGCCAGACGGACGTGCAAGGGCTTCTGTTTCTGGATAGTCTGCGTTAAAATCCTCAGGCAGATCTAAGCGAAGTGCTTCCCCTAGTCCTTTTGCATCAGAAGCACCGACAGCATCTGCCATCATCTTTTCGTAGGCAAGAAGTATTTCGCCGCGCTGTTGTAAGCCACCAATGTCTTCTACATCAGTATAGTAGCCTGTCATAACTTTGTCAAGTAAGCTATCACCTCCACCTTTGTGGCTGATAATTTCACTTGCTAAGTCAGGACGACCAAGTTGGTTTGCAATAGCAGAAGCAGTTATACGTCGTAGATCTGTATAACCAGAAGGTTTAGTTAGTAGTTTGTCCAAAACTTCTTTCGGTATCTTTGGAAAAACGTGCTTCTTTAAGGCTGCAGATATCTTTCCTGTAGACATGTCTGGAAAGAGTTCGCCCGTATCTCCTGCAGCGTCAAAACGACGATCTAATATTGCGCGAAGAACGGGACCTGCAGGTTTGTCTGGCCCTTTTCCTTTACGACCCCCGCCTGTAGCTACTTCTGGATCACGAGCGATACCTGCTTCTCTGTCGTAGTATGGACGTGCAGGACTAACTCGTACTGCAAGGTCGCGGCTTGTACGCATACCTGCTAAGTCTTCTCCACGATAGCCAAGAAGGGACGCCATAACAGCATCCCTTGTAACTGGATCAGGAATATCGCCTATGCCTTCCAAAACCGACTGGAGAACTTCTGGCGGTATGGCACCTTTTGCAAGTTTGCGGGTGCCTTTTGCAGCACCTGTACGAGACAGCTTTAAGTCGGTTACGTTTGTTGTCGCTGTTCTAAACGGGCGAACAATATTCTTTCGTATATCGTCGCCAATACCGCCCGTCGGTGACTTAGACAATTCTTCAAATGAATCGAACGGCTGGTCTAAATCGATTTCTTTTTTAGATAGCTTTGCAAGGTTGTTTGAAATGCCCAAAGTATTACGGGCAGGACCAATTACCTCACGAGAAAATGCAGTATTAAACTTGTTGTAAAATTCTTTTGTATCGTCTAGTTCAGCAAGAAGGGGTTCGTTAGGAACACCGTCGTTGTACATCTTTGCAATAAAAGCATCACGGATAGTATAGTTACCCGTGTCGATACGCTGCTTCACTTCTTCTAGGGAAGGGATGTTACCATCAGGAAACAGGTTTGTTTGTACCTGACGAAAAGCATCTACAACCTTTTGTTCGTTTTTGGTTAGTTGTGCCATAGATTAGTATCCGAATACTTCGTCTTGTACTTTGTACACGTGATTTTTGATTGCGCCTAATTGTGAGTGTATAGAAGCGTAGCCAGACATACGTGTCATTACCATGTAGCGTAAAGCATCGTATGCGTGATCTTCAGCCTTCGTGTCTACGTCTTCGCTATTCGTCTTAGATAGAGGTATTCCCGCAAGCTGCTTAATGGTATGCTGGCAGGTAGAAAATACTCGTAAGCGTGGTTCTTCTGTGTACGGATCATCGGCTAACCTTCTGTGGACTTCCATCTTACCTTGAATACGGTTTCTGTCTGATGGTGTCCAACGTACACCGACCCGCATCATTGTCTCTGCTATGGATGGGCCGAAACCTGTCTTGTTCCAGCACGAAGCATCTAGGACTGTGTAGTGAGGAAGCGGATCTAATTGCTCTGCTTCTAGTATTTTATCAGCTAATTGTTCCGCTGTCAAGTGTTTTGCGTACAACTCACGATAGACCCAAATATTATTATCCCAATCAATAGCACCCCAAAGAACTGCAGACGGGGATGCATATCCATAGTCCGCTGCTCTAATGCGAGGCCAATTGGTAGGTAATTCGAAAGGTTCGACAACGTGACGTACTCGTGAAAACTCTGGGAAGGCCGCTCCCTCTGCCACATCCCAATCCCCCTCTAGAAGTCTCTTCCGCTCAACTTCTGGGAGCGAACGCAACATGGCTTCGTATTGTCCGTCAGCCATGAGGTGGGGATTATCAGTCAACCGTGCAGGAACAAACTTGCGGTAGAACAACGGCTGACCTGCCTTCTCGTGACCGTTGGGCCACACAAAGGGCTTCATCGTATCTATGTCGTATGCGGGAAACGCTTCGTTTTCTGTGCGTGAGTCGATATACATCTTCTTGACCCACCAGCCACCGACACCGCCGGGGTTGGCTGTACAACGCATATATAGATTCTTTTGAAGTTCAGGATCTGTGGAACGTAGTCTAGAACGTAAATAGTCCCAGACATAAGGGGTTGGGTATTGTGTAATTTCGTCGATACCTATCCAGTTGAAGGCTTGCCCTTGAAAACGGGTTACATCCTTGTCTCTGTCTAGATAGGTAAACCAAATCGTGGCTCCTGATGGAAAGACCCACGTTGATTTTGATTCACGGAACTTTGCTCCGGGGAACGCCTTTGTATATAGTTGGCGTGATTTATCTATGAGTTCGGTTAGTTCGTCGAGGGTGCGTCTTAGGAGAAGACCCCGGTGATTAGGGTTGTGGCAATAGCGTAAGGGGTCAGCAAGTAGAGCAAACGACTTACCGCCGCCAGCCGCTCCCCCGTACAATACATCTTGTTCACCTGCCGAAAGAAACTCCTCTTGAGGTCCGGGATTAGCTTGGAAGACAACTTCAGAATCACCCACAAGGTCGGAAACGGACGGGGGTAAAACGGAGAGATCTCCCATGTCAACGACAGTTGATTCTTTTCCGTTGATTCCTTTTTCAACTCTTCCAATTGTTTCTTCCAGCTTTCGGGCATAACTTCTCTGTGCTTCCGCTTTCTTTGTAGCTTGTGTAGCTTTTTTCTTTGCAGCCCGTAAACGCTTCTGTGCCCCACGACGGGCACGTTCAGCGGTAGATAGCTGATAGTTTCTTTTTTTCTTTGGTGCGTCGGTTTCCGACAAGGTTAGTTCTTTTCTGCAGACTTTTCCGCAGAACGCCCTTTAGAGTTGGGGTTGGCTTCATTCCATTTTTTCATGCCAGCCTCAACCATTTCTTTGTCGTCACCGTAAACACGAACGAGATGGTTGTACGCATCGCGTCGGTTCATTGTTGTGTAGTCTGTTACCGCATCTTTTGCAGACTGGTAGATGTTTCCGAAAAATTCCATAGGTTATGCCTTATAGTTTGCTTTGCGTCCGCGACAAGCTTTGCCGCCATGTGCCATCCCTGTACGTTCTTTTGGTGCAGGTCTACGAGCAGGATTTCTTTTGGGGACTTTCATTCCCAACTCTGTGTCATATCCCTTAGTTGCACCGGGATGTGTTAAGTCTGTTTTATATTCGTTAGCTTCAGCCCTACGCTTTTTCATAGTTGTTTCTTTTTTGTCTTTTATATTAAGCAGAGGCTGCTTAACTTT